GACGATACAATATAAACCGCGCAAATTAGTTAAAGATTTTCATAAAAGGACAGAGCGGTATGCTGTTATTGTTGCCCACCGTAGGTTCGGGAAAACTGTTGCCGCAATTAATGATTTAATCAAAGACGCTTTAACAATCCCGCAAAAAAATGTCAGGGTGGCATATATTGCTCCATACTATCGACAAGCAAAGGCTATCGCATGGGATTATCTTTTGGAATATACGAGGGATATTGAGGGTTCTATTGCCAATGCAAGCGAGTTAAGAGTTGATTTCCCAAACGGTTCAAGAATTAGGCTATTCGGTGGTGATAACTACGATGCAATGCGTGGCCTCTACTTCGACTCAGTGGTATTAGACGAGCCTGCCGACTTCCCTGCTAATGCGTGGCCTACAGTTATAAGACCTTGTTTAAGTGATAGAAAAGGCCGAGCCACCTTTATAGGAACGCCAAAAGGAAAAAATGATTTTTGGGAAATTTATAACAATGCTCAAGATAATCCGGACTGGTACAGTTGCATGTTTAAAGCTGACCAAACTGACATCCTGGATGATGAAGAATTAGCCGATGCCTTGGAAACAATGGGGGAAGAAAGATATTCACAGGAGTATTTATGCAGCTTTGAAGCGGCTATCCAGGGAGCATATTATGCTAAAGAAATGAAAACCGCAAAAGAAAGCGGAAAAGTTACAAATGTTCCATATGATACAAATACCGGAGTTTGGAGCTCATGGGATTTAGGAATGGGAGATAGCACTGCAATTTGGTTTGCTCAATATGTTGGTAAAGAAATTCACATTATCAATTATTATGAAAATTCAGGTGTTGGTTTAGATCATTATGCTAAAGTGCTAAATGAACTAGATTATTATTACGAAGGGCATATTTTGCCTCACGATGTTGCGGTAAGGGAACTTGGCACTGGAAAATCCAGGCTAGAAGTTCTTGAAACTTTAGGGGTTAAAAATATAGAAATTGCTCCACGATTAGGATTAGAGGATGGAATACAACAAGCTCGGGCTATGATTGGCAAATGTTGGTTTGACAAAGATAATTGTGCAAGGGGAGTTGAGGCACTGCTCCAATATCGCAGACAGTTCGATGAAAAAACAAAAGCCTGGAAGCCAAAACCTCTTCACGATTGGACTTCTCACGGAGCAGATGCTTTTAGATACTTGGCTATAGGAAAGCCAGAGTTAAGAGACTGGAGCACACCTATAAGAAGAAATTTGCAGGGGATTGCATAATATGCTAAGCTTAGAAAAAATAAAGTTGTTCATAATGCGTAAAGTAGCTAAAACAAAAATGAAAGTTCCGATAAAATATTTATCAGGTGCTAAAAATAAAAAAGAACAAGAAAAGGAAATCTTAGAGACTCGTGCAAAATATAAAGCGGGCAAGTCTATCAACATTAAGAAAGTGAGCAAAAAACGTGCCGAGCAAGGAAAAAGCAAAGCCAAAAAGAAAGCCACTAAGCGATAGTGTCAAAGCGACTCTAAGTAAGAAGGCAGCGGGAACTAGGTTTACACCTGGTCAATTACAGGCAGTTTATAGGCGGGGGCAAGGTGCTTATCTTAGTGGCGGCTCCCGACCTGTACCAATGGCGGCATGGGCTATGGGAAGGGTCAACTCCTTTATTTCTGGTAAAGGTGGAGCGAGAAAAGCTGACAAAGATATTCTTAAAAAATCAAGGAAGAAATAATGGCATCAGGTGTTAAACATTACCTTCGGGATGGAACTGAGCATAAGGGCGGAATGCATAAAATGCCTAATGGTCAACTTCACTCAGGTGCTAGGCATACAACGTCTAGCAAAAGACTGTATCATTTTGGACAATTAAGTGCTACAGCAAAGAAAAAAGTGAGGAAAGCAAAATGAAATATGGAAAGAAAAAGGGCGGCAAGAAAAAATAAATTATGTCTTTGAGCCGAGCCGAAAAAATAAACAAAGCAAAAAAACGTCATGGATTTACCGCGATAAACAAGCCTAGACGCGGTGGCCCAAAAAAATTTGAAGTCCTGGCTGTTGAGGGAAACCAAGTAAAAAAAATAAATTTTGGTGACCCAAACATGTCAATTAAAAAAAATCAACCGAGTGCAAAAAAATCTTATTGTGCTAGGAGTGGTGGCATAAAAGGGAAAAATAGCAAATTATCTGCAAATTATTGGTCTAGAAAAGCGTGGGATTGTTAAATGGGTTTATTAGATATTCTTGCTGATTTGAATTCAGTGGCTAGAGAAGGGGAAAGAGGAATAAGAACTACAGACCTTTTTTCAACTGTACGTGAGGGCGAAGGACGCTTTCCTGGCTTAGACCTTAATTCCATGATGCGTGAAGGCGAAATGCAAATGGCTATGAGTGGCGGCATCAAGCCAACAGCGGCAGATTTGGGATGGCCGCCGGATATGACGGACGAAGATAAAGCATTAGCTATATATCTTTTGATGAACCATAACAAAATTAAGGGTGGACCTAACCCATTTACTAGCGGAGAAACTGGATTGGCTCCATTGTTACAATTTAAACATTTTGGGACTTATTAATGGCGTTAAGTAATTATACCGAGTTGCAAGCTTCAATAGCTGATACCCTCAATAGGGACGACCTAACAACGGTAATTCCGGACTTTATAAGGTTGGCTGAAGCGCAACTTAATCGGGTAGTCAGGCACTGGCGCATGGAAGACCGTGTAATTGCAACCGTTGACTCGCAATATACAGCATTGCCTGCAAACTTTTTAGAACCGATCAGAATGATTAAAACATCAGGAAAACTAGAAGTCCTAGAGAATGGTGGTGCTTTAGAAATAAGTAAATTGCGAGAGGCTGCAAATGACACGTCTGGCATACCAAGAATTTATGTAATATTAGATCAATCTTTTGAGCTATTTCCAAAGCCTGACAGTGATATAACTCTTGAATTGGCTTACTATGAAGAAATACCCAGACTTTCAAGTAATGCTACAAATTGGTTACTTACCTATTATCCGGATGCGTATTTATATGGCTCTCTTTTGCATTCGGCTTCTTATTTACAAGAGGGCAACCGCATCCAGGAATGGGGGGCATTGTATCAAGCAGCAATTTCTGCTATTAACCAAGATGGGGAACGTGCCAAACATGGCGGTTCTGGCCGTCGCATTAAAATTAGGAGTTACGGATAATGGCATCATTTACTAAGGTGAACGACTTTGTGGTCAATTTAGCTAATGCAATGGATATGAATGCTGATGCGTTCAAAGTCGCATTATCAAATACTGATCCCACAACAGGAACAAATGCAGCTGCCGATGGCAACGGTGTTTTGGCAAACGTTACAGAGGTTTCATATTCAAACCTTTCATCACGATCATTAGCAAATGTAACAAGCACACAAACAGGTGGTACATACAAACTATCGGCTGATGATTTGGTTTTAACGGCATCAGGCGGTTCGGTTGCAGCATTTAGATATGTGATTATTTATAACGATACACCAACATCCCCTGCCGACCCAATTGTGGGCTATTATGATTATGGATCAGCGCTAACGCTTAATGATGGCGATACGTTTACAATTGATATTGGAACAAACGGTATCTTAACACTTACTTAGTAGGAGCGCATCATGGCAAAACTTTTTAACAGGGCCAAGATGAATACAGCCACTACTGGAAGCGGAACCGTTACATTAGGAACGGCTGAAGCAGGCTTTCAGACCTTTGCTGATGCAGGCGTTGCTAACAGTGATGTGGTGCAATATGTAATAGAGGAAGGCTCTAACTGGGAAATAGGAACTGGCACCTATAGTTCTAGCGGAACAACTTTAACCAGAACTCCAAGCGAAAGCAGTGGTGGCGGTGGCGCCATTACATTAAGTGGCGGCGCAAAAGTTTCAATAACTGTCATAGCTGACGATCTAAAAAGGTTACAGTTAGCAGGGGTAACTAAAGCCGAAGCTGTTTCTGGCGGTTTAAGTGTTACTGGAAATGTAACCGTTTCTGGAACGGTAGACGGTAGGGATGTTGCTACTGACGGAACTAAACTTGATGGGGTTGAAGCAAGTGCAGACGTAACGGATACAACAAATGTGGTTGCTGCCTTAACCGCAGGGACAAATATTGCGATAGCCGGTAACGGAACTATTTCCTCTACGGATACAAATACAACCTATTCAGCCGGTTCAGGATTGGATTTATCAGGCACTACTTTCAGTCATACAGATACATCCTCACAATCATCTGTAAATGGTTCTGGGAGAACCTATATTCAAGACATAACGTTAGACACTTATGGTCATGTAACAGGACTTGCTACTGCTACTGAAACAGTTACGAATACAGACACTAATACAACTTATTCCGCAGGCAATGGATTGTCATTGTCTGGAACACAATTTCTTATGTCGGGTTCTTATTCTGGCAACTTTACTGCATCAGGTAATGTTACAGCTTACTCAGATGAAAGATTAAAAGATAACATTGAAACCATAAATAACGGTCTGGAAAGAGTGCTTAAAATGCGTGGCGTTATGTACGATAAAGACGGGAAAAGGGAAACAGGTGTTATAGCTCAAGAAATAAGGGAAGTTTTGCCAGAGGCCGTTCACAGTGATGGGGAATATTTATCAGTCGCATACGGAAATTTAGTTGGCGTTTTAATTGAAGCGGTAAAAGATTTGAAAACCGAAGTTATAGAACTTCACAATGAAGCGCACAATATGGTTCAGCAAATTGAGGAATTAAAAATTGGGTCTTCAAAGTAGTGGCGCTATAAGTTTAAATGATATTCACGTTGAAGCAGGCGGTTCGAGCGGTTCATATTGCACTATAAACGACAGTGATATTCGTGGCCTTATTGGTAAAGGCTCTGGCGCTAATATGTCATTTAATGAGTGGTACGGCGCCAGTGCGGCTATAGATATAACTGGAATTATCGTTGCAGGAGGTGCAGGGGGAAACTCAGGTGGTGGCGGTGCAGGAGGTGCTGCGACTTTTTCTAGGAACACAAT